TGAAAAAGAACTCAATAGTAAAGTCATCTGATGCACCAATATCGTAGGCAGTGCTATCTGAATGTTGAACTCTATCTGATGTACCACTAAAAAATATACTATTCCCTGCTGTAAAATCTTGTGTGTAAGGCAAATAGAAACCGTTATTGCCATATGCGCCATCTGCTGTGTCGTATGCTTTTGGCACCCAGATGCCGTTGATGGTTTCGCCAAAGCTGGTGGGGTCTAGGGCAGTGCCGTCAATAAAGTTGACCTCTGCCATATAGCCGTCTAAAAAAAGTGAGCTAAACCCACCATTCACAGATTGTACGCCTAAAGCGTGTGGGTAAGTATTGTTTATTTCCCAATCAGCATTTGTTGGAAAAGTTCCCGATAAAGTTTGTTGAGTTCCGTTTACATATAATTTACATCTGTTTGATGCTGTTGATTCAGTTACATCAAATGTGAAAACAATATGATACCAACTTGAAACGTCTCTATAAACAGCAGTTGTGCTGATACTGTATGTTGCCGCACCACCAACAAAAAATTGAATTTTATCAGTGTCCATAAACCGCAGATTTGCATACGCAGGAGACGTTGTGCCAGAACTAAATAAACTTTGGTAACTGCCTAAATTCCCACGCTTAACCCAGCCACTCCAAGTCCAAGTCTTGCGGTTGCCAGCAGACGCGGGTGTGCGGCTAAGATACGCACTATCGTCATCATTAAACCTGAGAGACTGGTCAATGCTGTAGGGGTAAAAACTACCCCCGGAGCTATAACCCCATGGACTTGAGCCAAAAGGACCTGACATAAGCTCTTCCTACGCTAATGCCGCAAAAGCAAGTTGCGGTGTTCCTAACAAAATTTTATCGGTGTCTTGAACCATATACGGCACAACATCTATCGCGTTTGCCGCAGAAGATAATGCTATGCTACCACCGGGAGCGAAAAACTGATTTCCGGTGGATAACCCACGGCCTCCAGAGGAGTCTTGAATAAACACAATGAAGCCGGTTTGACCTAGAGCCTCAGTAGTTGGATTAACCAAAGTTATTGCACCTGTTAGGGTTAAGACAAAATTTTGATAAGTGTCAAAATCAAGGGTGATGTTACCCGAGTTACTTGTGTCCTCAAGGGTTGTCCCCTGAACCGCTTTAGCTAATGTAAGATCTCCACTTAGAGTCAAGTCTGTAATTGACAAGTTAGCGCTTGTCGCAGGACTTACCGTCTGCTTTGCCATGCCTTGATAGACAACGTAAAAGTCATCCGTTGTCTCAACATCACCCAACATAGTCAAGGTTGTACCAGCAGCCGTATAAGCTACAGACGGTTCTTGACGAACATTGTTAACAAAAACTTCTAGCTCATTAGAATTTAAAACCGAATTGTTAAGAGTAAAACCCCGCTTTACGGGATCTCCTGTAACTCCAGTTAGATCTTGATAGCTTACTGCGCTATAGGCAAATGCGAGAGGATTACCCAGATACGGCATTAGGTGATCTCCATAATTGACAGCGTCACATCAGTTGCATTAGCTGCTGAAACCTTAAACACATCAGTTGCTTCCATTACCACTTTGTTACCCGCAAGCAATTCTAACGAAGATCCCGCCGGGATTGGAGCATTGGTAATAAGCTCGACATCTTGGTTGGCTTCGTCATTGTTGCCCGCACGGTTTGCTGTATTAGACGACAGTGTAACCGTTGCGGTGGTTTGACTCGTGTTTGTGTTGCCAAGGACAACACCCAAAATAACGGTGGTTGTCGAAGACGCTACAGTGTAGATGTTATCTAGTGCAGTGACACCAGATTTTGTTATAACTTTAAATGTATTTGCCATATCCTTATCCTAACGCGATTGCCAAAGCGGTGGCGTCACCTGACGCAACAGTGTTGATGAAAGTCGTGCTTGCTACCATGGTTGAAGTAAAATCTGTCACCGCTGCGCCAGACCCCGCACCATCACAATGAATAATACGACTTTCGCCATTTGCAACAGTTACATTGGCTCCAGAACCCTGAGAGAATATAACGGACTCCCCAGAACTATTGGTGACAAAGTACACTTTTTCTGCGGTGTTTGGCGCTACCGTAATTGTGTGAGTGCCAGAAGGGGAGCCAGCACAAACAATCATTTTGTTCATGCCATCAGAAACGGTGCCGTCTGTTGTGGTCAAGTTTGAGCTTGTGCCGCTAAGACTAAGCGTCACGACACCATTTAGTGCGGTGTCAATGATGTCAAAGTTTAGGTTGGTGGTATCGCCCCACGTTCCTGACTGTTCACCAGTAGCTGGCTTTTCAATTCCTGTCCTAGTAGTATACGAACTAGCCATTTATGCGACCTCTTTCCAATCAGCCACCTGATCTGGTGTTACATCACCCCAAACGTCGGTGTTTGACGGGGAGATTATTGACCAAGAGGCATTTTGATCAGGGACTAATTGTCCCCATATAAAGACAATACCAACATTTACGCTTGCTGACAATCCTGTAACGCCGTATGCGGACTCTAAGACCACGTTGCCATTTGCAATACTTGCAGACTGTCCCGTAACAGAAACAGCAACATTAATCTCAATAGAAGCAGTGCCTACAACACCGCTTGCCGATACACCAGTAAGTACGACTGCGGCAGGAGCAACAACCGCACCCACTGCCCCCGTAGCTGACATTCCAGTAGGGAACACGTTAGCTGTAGCGCTTACTTGCTCATCGCCAAAACCAATAGTGCCTACGGCTCCAACGGGGCCAACTAAACTACCGCCTCCAGCTAGAGGAGTGCCAACACCAGTAGTGGCAGAAACTCCAGTAAGAGCTACTGGTACGGGTTGACCCCAAGCACCTTCACCCCAAGTGCCTCTGCCCCATCCACCTATGTTAGCCACGGTTTACTCCGTTAAGCGATACGGATAATAGCGTTTGAGGCATCTGCTGTTGGAAACTGAACAGTAAAAGTACCAGATGTTGCAGTTTTATCTGAACCAAAATCCAAAACAGCCACTCCAGCATTAGTAGCAGAGCTATTGTAGATCAAAGCACCACGAGCAGTGATTGTGGCTGTGGTAAAGCTAAGATCAGCAAAGTCTGTAATAGCTGTTGTGCCACTTACGCTTGGTGTTACGTTTGTCAACGTGCCGCCGCCAGAGCTATAAGAGCCGCTGTTAGCTACTTCGCCTGTGGTGGTAAAAGCAGTTGTTGTGGCACCAAGTGTTGCCGTTGTGCCTGATTTGCCGCCGCCACCAATTGCATACAAAGCAAGTTTAAAGGTGTTGCCGGATGAGTTTGTAAAATTGTGTGTACCTGTTAGGAGTTGCGACTTAAATGAGGTACACATTGCTTGAGTAATTGCCATTATAGTCTCCTAATAAAATCAGCAATGTCATTATGACCAGCTTTACGCAAAGTCTGGCATATAGTACCACGCTCTTCTCGTTTAGCCAAGTCAATGTAAAAACGCACAACATCTTCTACTCTATTGGCAAAAGCCTGTGCCTGATCCTTAATAGCTGGCGGCGCATCTTCAGATACATAAACAATCTTATTACGCGCCATTTCAGCTATTTGATCAGATGACAACCCGCCATTATCGGAAGTTGTTACGTTAATGCTGCCCACATCAATTCCTGTATTTACACTAATCATTATATGTCACTCCCCGCACATCATGCCTTCCTATAAGAACTGGCTTTCTGCCATCCAATGGCTCTGGAGATGTTTGCTGTTCTTTTTGTTCAGCAACATATTCAGACCTTCTAACAATCATTAAATTACCGTCTTTTATTGTTTGCACCAAAGGGTCGTCTAGTCTGTGATAGCCGTATAGCTTTTCGTCCTCTGGTACATTTGTGTCAAGAAAACTTGATCTAGCGGCTGTTTCAATTTGCAACCCTTTTGTCAATGCTATAGCACACCAAAATTCACAGCATGCTCTACCAGCTTCAGCAAAATTTAAGTTTTCTTTGTAACTAAAATCAACACCATAAAAATGTATCTTTTTTACTTTTTTGGTGATTGCAAACCCAATTGCGTAAGACACAGTGTTGTTAAAATATGAGTAGCCAAGAGAGGAGACAACCTCAGTAAGTGGGTACTCTTGTATTTCAGGAACCCTGTTATCCAAACAACAAGAATAAATAGGCCCCTTGTTAGGCGTATTTAGTAAGAACTCTTGACCAATACCCGTTTGTTTTCCAGCCTTTACATCGTCTAAAAACCTAGACGCTGGGTCCATCATAAAGGTTCGATCAACATGTATAATAGCACCAATGCTATTTATACCCCACACTTCATCAAATTTTTCAGAATTTATTCTAGCCAGAACGTAATCTGCATACGTTCCGCCCAAGCCAATTATGGCAATGGTTTTGCCCTCTAAATTTTCTTGTAGCATTTTGCCCTTCTATGCTCTCGGTTTAATTAATAACCCACCCCTGTAAGCGTCTGTGTTTTCTTTTGCTACTGCATATATTTGCAGTTCGTTCATAGCTTCCTGTAAACGACCATTGTATAGCTGAATTACGTCCTGCTCACCCTTCATAAATATGTACGCCTCAACCAAGGAGCCATAAAGAAGAGCTTGTGGAGCGTTAGTACCAATCCAGCTAGTGCCAGTTCCAACGATTGAAGCTGGTCTATAGTAATAATGCAACTCCGCTGTGTACCCAGAATTTGGTGTAGGTGCCAGAATAAAATTCTGATAATCAAATATACCGTAATATTTTGGAGATCCAGTCACGGTTGAGTCAGGGTGAAACTCTTGCAAATAATTAACATCTTTCTGCAAAAGAAAAATATTTTCACCAGCGGCATCAATGTACGACAGAGAAAATGATGATAAAAAGTCAGACGGCATAGACAGAAACTTGTTTCCGCTAGTCATAACAGCCGTTACGTTTTTACGAAAAAACTCAAGGTCAACTTCTTTGAATATACGCTCTTCTGCTGCTTTGATGAAATTATCTATGTTGTTTACAAACGTAGCTTCATCGTTCTCCGCATAATCTTGAATAGCTTGTTTTAATGTGTTGTATGTAAAACTCATAATGTGTTCACCTTATAGCCCATGCCGCTATGTACTGTGCAGTAAGTATATAGGGTTGGTGCGCCTACAGCCACCGTTATCTGAGTGTACGCGCCAGCTTGCCCTGGTGTTCCAAACGTAGTTACGCCCGTAGTGTATTGTACACCACCGCCATGCGTTCCGTCTGATGTGATTGAAAAACGGAGTGGATGACCAGAGTTACTAGCATCTGATTGGTCATAACGATAGGTGGAGCCTTCATTAACGTCCACACCAGCAGCGCTAGGGGCAGTGCCGTCTTGATAGTATTTGTTTCCGCTGCCTGGATTTAAAACTGTTATTGTATAAGTTGCGGCTAGCGAAACACTTGTAGTTGCAACTGTAACGGAGCCAAGAGCGGTGCTAGTTGAAACTCCTGTAACAGATGCCGGAACAATAATATTTCCAGCGACTGTGACAGAGCCAAGACCTGTCCTCATAAATACAGGAGTTACATATCGCAAAGTCTCTGTACTAAAAACAGGAAACTTTATCTCTACATTAAATATATTTTGTGTATCTGGCCTAGGGTTGCGAAGAGCCTCTGCATCTGACGAATGTCGAACAGGTTCTAATTGCGGATGCTTTGCCTCCCACTCATCTTTTCCAACAAGCAAACCATTCCATTCTTTTCGCATATCGCGCAGACGATAACGAAAACCAGACCTGTCTGATATGCCGTAAGCATCTTTGCCAGAAGCGAATTTTCCCATTACACAATCCTGTAGAATTGTAAGTTAGGAGTAACATTAAAAGAAGCCCTATCACGGTCTTCTTCCTGCGCCCTCATAAACTCTTCATCATATATTGCTTTCAACATCTGAATACGATCAGGGGCTTTTTTTATAGCAAGATAATAAGACAAACCAGCCGCAAGACACGGGTAAAATCTAAACGGCAAACTTACTGTATTTGTGTAATCGTCTGCATCATCTATCCGAGTCAGAACATCATACACAATTGTATCTGTATTATTTTCGGGCAGAGGCCAAATTTTTATTTGTGGAGAAATTTGGCGATCAATAAAAAATTGTGTCGGTCTTGATTGAGTTGTTTTTGTAGGTATGGAGATGTATTGATCACGGCTGATTCTGTCCATAGTCAAATCAGTGCCACTACGCTTTAATACGGCGGATAACACATCAATTACATCTGCGCCAAGACTGTACACACCTGTGCCTTGAGTTAAAGTCAAAGTACGCTGTTCTATTGTCCACTGATTTAGACCGCGATTAGCCCAATCAGCGAACAAAAGATTTAATGATCGTTTTGCTGTCTTTAGATCGTACCCTGTACGAACTTCTAGACCGCAACGCTCAAAAGCTTCTTCAATGTAATCAGATACATCAAGCTCAAAATCTGTAGATCCAGATACAGCCATTAACTCTTAACCTTACCACCACGCATCATCTTTTTAGGGATGGTAGATCCACCGCCACGCATACGTCTTGGAGCTTTCATCGCACCACCACCGCGCATACGCTTTGGAGCTTTTGTTGCTCCGCCATTACGCATTTTTTTAGGTGCAGCTTTTTTGGTTAAATCAAAGCCCATTTTTTCTGCCAATTCTTTAAGGGCGTCCATTTGTTTTTTTGTATCAGCCATTTTGCAACCTCATTCGCCTGTTTAAAATTAAACGCACATAATCATCACGATCATACTGCTCGTAGTATCCCATTTTTTCCAGCTTTTGACTAGCCTCATTCAATTCGGACAACTTTTGCACAAAAACCATTGTAAAGTCCGTCTGAAACGCAAGCAACCAAACATCCATCTTGTTAAGGGAAAACCATTCATTCATAGCCATACAAGCCGCTTCTACTTCCTCATACGTCTGCATGGGGTATTCTTCTAGGCATATGACAACTGAATAGTTATCATTGAAGTCCTTACATTGTTTAGCGACCTGTTCCCATAAGTCTCCATCACAATCAATTATGTTTAATTTGCCGTCTTGTATCGCTCGTTTAGCGAATGGACATGGGGCAAGTCCTGTGTCTTTGTCAACAACACTTAAATCGTTGTTTACCCAACTCTCTATAACATTTTTCACTTTTTCTTACGCCGTAAGGATTTTACTCGCCTCGGCTTCCCTGCTGGCTGTCCTATACGTTTCTTTTGCGATATTCTGCTGCGTTTTTCAGCGGCTGTCATTTCTCCAGAGGTTTTAGGGGTCTTAGAAGAAATGCGCTTGGAGGGGCGGCAATATGGAGTACCCCGTTTTTCACCCTTGCGTCTGCCACACGCTTTCCCCGTGCGGACATCCTTCCAGTCCTCTTTGAACCAACGCTTGAGAGCCGCGCCCTTTTTAGTTTTTCGTACTGCCATTTACTTTCCAACTTACATAACCACAGTGAATAACAAAACAAAGCTTCCAAATGCCATCAAAACAACCGCACCAATCAAAAGAATTTGCTTCATCATCTCTTCAAATTCTTTAGCTTCTTTTATTTTCTGTCGTCTTGCTTCAGCAGCAGCTTCTTTTGCCGCCTGTATTCTTTTAGCTCTTTCTGCAAGAATGCCAGCCCAAGTTCCGTGACCAAATCTCATGTCAACCATTGTAGCTACTTCTTGTAATTTTTCCGCCGCAATTTTAGCGTCAATCACCTCTTTAGCAACAGTTTCTACACCAAACTGGTCGCCTAAACCGCCTCCAGCCTTTTTATTTCTTGCTTGCTGAACTTCTTTTTCGCCGCGAAAAAGATCATCAATTTGTCCAGCTATTTGTCCTATATCCTGTGCTGTGGATATGTTGTCTTTAATAAACTTAACGGACTGCTGCACTAAAGCAATCCCTGTTAAAACTTCTGCTACTACCATTACCGCTTTTTAGTAGCTCTGCCCTTGCTTCCTCCTTTCTTGCTTTTTGATTTTGTTCCCCAGTTTTTGGCTCCCACTTTACGACATTTAGCAATAGCGCCTGATGCGTAAGCGCTAGGGAAAACTTTGTAACGAGCTTTAACTTTTTTATAACATGCGTCTTTTGGCACTTTACTACTCCTTGATTTTGAAACTTGACGGCTTATCTGACCACGCGAGATTGCCATTTTTTTTCTCCAAGAAATCGTCCCACAA